AATACCTTTTAGAACTAGCTGTTTACCAAGAGCATCTTTAAACAATACAGAAAACTTCATTCTTAGACGGTCAACAAACTTGGAGAAGCGTAGTTCTTCTCTTGTAATTTCTGATGATCTGCCTAGGCTAAATCCTTGCTCAGAGTTCAATCTTGTTACAGGAACATGTAGAGATTGATATAATCTCTTTTGGAAGTAAACAACATCTTCCATCTGACCTAAGTTTGCACCTGGTGGTAGAGTTGTGATTTCTGTACCCTTACCACCCTCACGGCGAGGAATCCAGAAGTCCTCTGTCATCGTCATAAACTTTCTATCGTCTCTGACTTCGCCAGTTGTAGCATCATATACTAATCTGTTCTTATGACGCTGCATCATATCAGCAAGATATTGTTCTGCCTTCATCTTTGGAAGGTTGCCAACATCAATATAAAATACTCTTCTTTCTGGTGCTCTTGTTAATCTATAGATAACAGAAGCATCCTCTAGCATACGTAGCTGGTTCATAGGCTTAATAGCCTTATGAAGATATGAAAGCACGTATGAATTATTTTCATCTAGTAAGCCTGATGATACTAGAACAATTGAATCCTTAGCAATTCTCAAACCATTTGTAGAAGATGTAACTTCCTTGGATTGAAACCCCTTATCATTGTACATGTAGTATTCATTCTGTACAGTAATAGTCTTGCCTTTCTCTTTTTTAATCTCTCTGATCTTTCTAATCTTTCTAGGATCAATATAGCGGAGTTCCTTGATACCATCTTGCGGACTGGTTGTATCAATAATTACATGGTAGTATAATCTACCATCTACATACCATCTTCTGATAATATCAAAGCCAGATGAAGAGAAGTCAAGTAGTTTCTTAACTTCATCAAACTCATCTGAGATTTTATCCTTGAGAGTCTTTGAGAACTCAAGGTCATCCAAATTAATATTGACCTGCTCCTGGTTTGAATCGTAGGAAATCATTTCACCTACAATTTCTTCTACAGCAGTTTCAATTTCTGGTTGGAGGGATAGCTGACGATATCTTGTGATTAGTTCAGCTTCAGTTCTGGCAGTACCTTCTAGATCAACATAGGTACCAACAACGCCGCCACCTGATACGATAACGGCACCGTCGTCATTTACTGGAGGAACGAAGGAAGGCTGAGTGACAGCCACAATTTGTGGTTGTTCCTCTTCCTTTCGTTTAATTGTAAAACCAAATAATTCCATATTATATAACCTCTAGCTAAGAGTAGGAGGGCCGCTTATATTTAGCGGCCCTCTCAAACCCTTATTACTCTTGACCGTCGGCTGGGACTGTCCAGTAATCTAGAGCAAACTCACACTGGAATTCTTCGATGGCGTTACCATTTTCCCATGATAGCTCAATTGGACCTAGAGCTAGTGGAAAGATACCTTCGAAAACATATGTGCGTAGTTCTTCACCTGTCTTGCTGAACTGAATGACTTCGGCGCGGGCCTTATATTCAGAAGGGGCTGCAGTTGGGAACTCACGAATGTTACCAGAGTAAGAGTTGATGTTATACGACCAAGTTTCTAGCGCCTTTCTAACCTTAAAGTCTTCATCGTTGATAACTGTTACTGTCCAGTTATCAAAGATTCTCTGGCCGGCCAACTTAATTGGTCTGCCAAAGTAGAAGACTTCAATTGGCGAGATTGTTGAAGCTGGAATCTGTGCTGCCTTTACCATGAAAGGTACAACTGAATCTGCTTCTGTTGTCGCTGGATTGCTTAGTCTAACTTGGAAAAGAGAAGGGCGAGCACCACCAAGTGCTAGCTGACTCTTAATTTCGTTAATGTTGAAAGCCATTTACGTCTCTCCTTATCGATTAAAACTGACCAACGACTTCGCTGAACTCGACACCAGTTCTTACAGCCACAAAGTTTAGCTGGATGAAGTTAATTGAGCGAGCAGGCTTGATGTAGATATCACCAATAAACTGATTGCTGTCAATTACTTCAGGCGTGTTGTTCGTTGTATCACAGACTACCTTAAAGTCGTAGATACCGCGACGGCCTTGGATCTCACGTAGATATGGCTCTACCAAGTTACGGAACTGGGCTCTTGTGAAGTCATCGTTGAACTCAAATAGTGTGAACTTAGCAGCTGTAGCAATTGCCTTCTCAAGGACAATGAACAATCTGCGTACGTTGATTCTATCAAATGCTGATGGCTTAGCAAGAAGAGTCTTGTCACCAAACAATAGCGTGCCTTGACCAGGGAATGTAACCACTGGATTGACACCTGCCTTGTATAGTGTGTCTCTATCAGCCTTATCTGGATTGTATGCTAGCTTAACAATATTCTTGATCTGACCTCTGTTGAAGCCTGCTGGTGAGAACCATGGATCGCGGATGTTGTCAGTTCTTACACATAGACCAGCTGTATCACCATTTAGTGGTACAAAGCGGTATACGTCGTTATAACGATCGTATGTGTACTTGTAGCCAGAATCTAGAACACCATAAGATGTTGATCTTAGAGCATTTCTAAATTCTACAATGTTATCAGCCTGTGTGCCAGCTTGGACGCCAACAATGTCACCTCTTTCTGGTGAGGCAAACACTACACAGTCCTTACGAACTTCTGCAACATTGTCAACTAGGTAGTTAGCTAGCTGCTCACCGTATGTGCCGCCTCTTGCCTTACCTGTTAGAAGTAGAGAAATGTCTACTTCCTCAGCTGATGCAAACTTATCGTATGCAGATGCTAGGTATGTGAATGCAATGTTAGCTTCACCACCACCATCTGCACCACCGGCAAATGACTTGGTTGTTGGCTTAGCATTGACGTCTGATGATGACATGTTTACGGCTGTGTTTGAAGCAGCTGAACCATTGTCCTTAAACCACCAAACAAATTCTGAACCGTTATTGATAACGTCCTTATAGTAGATTGAGGCGCCTTCTCTCTTAGCATCTGTAGCACGAGATAGGGCTTCAAACTTCTCAAGAACTGTATTCTTGACACCTGCAAACAGACCATCTTCATCAGCAATAATTACGTGTAGCTCATCTGATGAACCACCACGCTCTGCAACAAATGCTGAAGTACCAGGTGCTGAGTCAACCTGATCAAAGAACTCCCAGTAGCGTGTTACAGCTTCTGTTGATGTTGAGTTTGTTGACTTAGAAACTGCAGCTGAACCTGTGTATAGGTCTTCAAAGTTGATTGTTGATCTTACAACACCGTTTGAAACGCCTGATGTAGCACCAATTGCTGTAACCTTCAAGTATTGTGAACCAACCTTTAGCCTGTCACCTACTGTTAGAAGATCTAGCTGTGTGTTTAGCTCTGTGTTTGCTAGTGAGTTAGCAGCAGCTGTTGAACCAAGTGTAATTGTGAATGTTGCACTTACACCAGCTGATGTGTTACCGTTTGTTGAGTTGGCACCAGCTGTTGAGTTAGCAACCTGTAGTCTAATTACCGATGTATTTGGGAACTGGCCACCACCAACAACTGTTACTGATGTAATACCACCAGTTGAGTTTGTTACGATTGTGCAGTTGCCTGTGTTTGATGCACCATTTGATAGCACAATAACATCTGTATTATTGTAACCAGAACCACCAGCTGATACTGTGATTACTGTTGCATTTTGTGATGCTTGAGTTGCTGTCAGTGTGCCTGTATTTGCACCAACACTTACTGCAAAGGACAGTGTGTTGTTTGCATTGCTTACAGAGGACATTACATTTGATTGGTAGGCATTTGCAGAGTCGCAAATGGAAACCTTTAGTGAGTTACCAATTGAACCAGGATACTTGGCGCGGTAAATTGCACCCTGTGAAGCACCTGTGGTTTTTGTTAGGTAATCATCCAAATTCTGAACCTGTAGGTCAGTGGCAGCTGTTGTGTTTGCATATGCGTTATATGCATTTGCGTCTGCAGCACGGACAACATATAGCTGGTTGCCATATGCTAGGAATGAAGATGCGACATGGAAAGTTTCGAAGTTGTCATCACTTGGCTTACCAAATGTTTTGACAAGTTCAATTTCTGAAGACATGTTTGCGCGTTCGTTTACTGGACCCCAGCGGAAAGCACCTGCAATACCACCTTCTGTAGTAGATACGGCAGGGACCACTGTTGTCAAGTCGATTTCGCTTACGTTTACGCCTGGGCTAACTTGAAATGGCATTGCGATTCTCCTCGTAGACAAATCTATTGAATAAAGCTACTGAAATTATTTATAAATTCCCTGGGTTCATGTTTAGGACGCCAACATTTTATCAAAATTGGACGTATATTTGATAACCGATTCGTCTGCAAGTTCATGTCTTCCATCGTCTACCATACCAAATGGGAGGAGGTCATCATCAGCAGCTTGTGGGATTCCGTTGAGCAGATGTTGTCGAATATCAATACTTGTTAGCTCCTTAAAGAAGTTTTGTGTTGACATCCAGGCAAAAAGGACTAGCGTCATCGCCAAGTCATCATTCTTGCCATATTCTGCTTCATAGGATGTGCCTTTACTTATAAAAGTGGTAAGCTCATGTAAAATATCATAGTCGTAATTTAGCAGCTTATTTTCTTCTATTAGCATTTTTAGAGTAGCACATCCAATAGCCTTAACTTGTTTAGATGTTTTAATGCCAAATTTTGAGCCAGCTGCATTGAATCCACTCGTCAAAACCTGTCCTGATTTTGACTGGGCTGTTTTAAGAACATTTTCATTCTCCAAATCATAGTTTAATGTATCAGCTACCTGTTGGCCATTATCATTTGTTTCTACTAGAATATAAGCATTGTTATAGTTTCTGGCCACATTATCAATTGTAGATGGATACAATAGATGGGATATCTTATTGTTCCTATATGTTGCCACAACCTGGTATGGGAACTGAGTAACGTCTACAACAGAGAATGCTGAGTAGTCAGCTCCAGTGCCTCTAGAGGTATCAACAGATATAGCATATAAATGGTCCTTTTCAGGTAGCTTGTATATCTTTAGGTCACCATGTTCTTCAATTGGAGGTAGGAATGTCATTCTTCGTAGCGTACCACCACTAATTAGTGTATTGGATGAACCTAAAAACTCGCATTCATGCTCCTGCCTAAACTGCTCAGCTGAGGTGTTATTGATTGTTTCCTGCTTCCAAGCATCATCTCTACCTGGAACATCCCACCAATTGACTGCTACTGGTTTATAGCTATTTCTACCATTTTCTGCATCAACCCAAATCTTATAGAATAGCTCCATACCATTTGGGGTAGATGTGATCATTACCTTAGATGTCTTACCAGATGAAATTGTGGGGTAGACAGAAGCAAAGAACTCTTCTTGTAAGTTTGGCTGGACGAACGCAAACTCATCAAGGTAGATTAGGTTGAATGATCCACCACGAACAGCTGATGATGATGTGGCTGATGCAAGGACCTTTGATCCATTCTCTAGTTCAATTGAACCTTTATTCCAGCCACCTGGAACAATACCTTGCTGAAGCCACTTTGGTAGGTTCTCATAAGCAAGCTTGATTCTTGATAGGATTTCTCTAGCCTGCTGGAACTTGTTAGCAAGGATAGCAACATTGTATGTTGGATTGAATAAAATTGACCAGAGGATAATGCCAACAACTGTAGTAGTCTTACCAGTCTGACGAGGCATCTTACATATGACAAATCTGTTATCCATGACTGTATCAACAATATCATCTTGATATGCATACATGTCAAAGTTGATTAATCCACGATCGATGTGTATAATCTTAATGTAGTTTCTTACAAAATACTTTGGGTCTTTAGAGCACTTGATATACTCTGCCACCTGCTCCCTGGAAAATTCCATAGGAGAGTTAGCAGCTTTGAGCTTAGGATTACCCTTATAAGAAGTAATGGAAGATTTAGTTTTGATCGCTCTCGATATAGCCATCTTGTTGGTCTCTGAGCATCTTTTGTAATTCGGCTGTAGACCCAACAAACAAGTTGTTTGTTACATTCTGAGGACCCTCTAATTGAGGTGCCTTGGGGTCTTCCTTTTGTAGGACTTTTTTAGTTCTTTGAAGCTCTAGGAGATCTTTGTTTGTTTCTGCCATTGTCTTCATTAAAGCGGCAGCAACTTCATATGCTCTTGGATGCTCACTACCACTTGCAATTGTCAGAATTCCATCTAGAGCGTTTTGCCCCTTATGGATAAGCTGACGCATATTATCTCTAGCATAATCAAAGTCATCCTGAACTGTTTCATCAGGTAATGTGTCCATAGTAACTTCCTCCTCTTCCTTCACTGCAACTGGAAGTGGTGTCATATCAAGGGCGCTTGAGACGCTTTTCATGGTTTCTTTATGTTTAAGTATCTGGGTCATTGGTTGGATCATCTACTGGAAAATCAGGGTTGGTATTAACCGTAACAATAAAGTCCCAGTTATCATTTGAAGCAATATTGGCTACAGGCACTGATAGTGCTGCATTAGAAGTTGGAGAACCGTTTGCTAGTAGACCAGGTCTGACTGATGTCGTTGTAAAGAATAGTCCAGAACCAAGTGCTACAACAAATGCTGCTCCAGTACCTGACGATGTATTACCGTTGGTTGCATTAGATGGAGCTGTAGAGTTTGCAATTTGTGTCCTAATTGTTGATGTATTTGCAAACTGACCCCCAGTCAAGATTGTTAGCGATGTTATTGATCCTGTTGCATTTGTCGTAATTCGGGCAGTACTATTGCTTGTACCATTTGAGAACGTGACAAGTTGGTTATTAACGTAGCCGCTACCAGCATTGGATATTGTTAACCCAGTAACAGCATTTGGTCCACTATTGGCGGTTTCAATATCGCT